TTCCTGGCTTGGTTCCATCTTTTTAGATCCACCTTCTTCATTATTATCCATATTTGAAGATTCAGTAGATTGCTGCTGACCTTGGTCCGCAGTTGGGTCCATAGATTCATTTTCCATTTCCATTTTATTATCATCAGTATTAGGCATGGAAGGAGGATTCTTGACTGCATTTTCTTTAGCCCACTCATAGAGCTTAGCACATACAGCCAAAACGTCTTCCCAAGTCTCAACGGCAAAAGCCTCATCAACCAAAGGCTGCTCGTCAGCAGAAAACTGAACTTGAATAAGATCACGAAGCTTAGCCTTGAGATTGATACGGTCAATAAGGTTTACATATTGCGGTGAGATTGCAGGATACTTTGATGCACCAAAAAAGTCTTCTTCGTCTAACTTCTTGTAACCACGCTTAAATGAAGCTACAAGGCCAGGATACTTACGCTGAATAAGTTTTTCGATACGAATATCTTCAACAACATTCAAAAAGCTACGTGGACAACCAGGCACTTCAACATCAGCATCATGCCAACCTTCCGGTGGAGTGAAGAGGGCATGGCCAACTTCATGACCCACTAACAGGTCGTATACATTATCTAGTTGTGTCCAAAGCGGTAAACCAAGTACACGCTTTTCTACATCAAAGAAGGCAGTTTGAAAATTGCCATGAATAACTTCGATGTTTTCAGTAGCTAAGAGCTTTGCTAATATAGACTTTTGAGTATTAATCATCATTGTCTCCTTCCATTATGTATATTCTATCACAATTTGGAGCAAATGTAAAGGACTTTTTTCACTTTTTTTGATTTTTTTTTAATTAACCACTAACATAGATCTGATCACTGGGTCGACGCCATACTTTCTGATTATGTAACTTACCCAAGACTTCTTGAATCTCACGTGTCTGTTTTGCAGAACGTAATGCGTTTTCGATTATGTCAATATCCTTTACTGACAGTTCAAATTTTGTGTTAGGTTTCATCTTCCTTCTCTTTCGGAATCCATCTTTCATCCCATATAGGATCGGCTAAACTATATTCTTTAGGAACGGAACCCCACCCTACAGTGCGGTCCCATTGCCTTTGTGTATATTTTACTTCAGGTTTGGAAGAGTCTTCACGAAGTCTGTTATCATCGGGAAGATCGGTTCCAACGCCTTTGCGCATGCTCTTGCTACTTCCGTGCATTCTTTTTGTGTTCCATTAGCTGTTCTTAGTTCTACAAAGTGTGTCCATGACCTAAGTGTTCCGTTCATGTACATACGAGAGATTGTCATACCTTCTGGTAAAACTGCTCTTGCTTGCTCCTTTGCAATACCATTTTGAATGGCCCAGTCATAAGCTGATTTAGCTGCGTTTTCTACACCAGCCTGTCTTCTGTTCCATTCGGTTACGAGTTCTTGCTGAGATGCATTCAATTGAATAGCAGGATCATTTTCAATCTCAATAGAATTTTGTCTATTCTTTGGATCTTGAAGTCTACATTCACGCCTTGTGAAGGCACCAGCTAACTCCTTGTCTGGCTCGGCATACCGCTGCGAAAACTCTTGAAAAGAGAATGAGCGGTGTCTTAGAATTTGCCGTGCAATATCTCTGGTTGTTGTGATTTCTAAACAAGCACTGGCCATCTCAAGAGGAGACCAATGATTATGTTTGATAAGATACTGGACTAACTTGTCAGCAGTTTTCTTATTGTTTTGATTGCCTGGATTAGATACCCTTGCACAAAATGCTACAAGGTCTTGTGTATCTTCAATCCCTTCGATTCTAAACTGTTCAGTCGGAACCGAGTGGCTAACTAGTCTTACTTGCATTATGCTACCTTTGAAAAGTTACGTTCTTTTGTGAATTCAATCTTGGACCTGAACTTACCGTCCAGCAAATCGCCTTTATGCGATATGACAAACACGTTACTATCATCCTCAAGGGTACCCAAAATCTTCATCAAATTATCAATACCATCGTGATCTAACGAAGAATCAAATGTCTCATCCAGAATTAAAAGATTCGTGGACGTTGAGTTTTTCATCTTGGCTATTTGACGCCAAGTAAACAATAACGAGAGATCAATACGCTGTTTCTCACCTTCAGAGAATGAAGCGTAGTTAAAGGCATCACGATGTCTTGATCTGATAACTTCATTGAAGTTTTCATCAAGATTAAACGAAACGAAAAAATCCAGAACTTGCAGGTACTGATTGACCAGCTTGTTCATTACAGGTAGATACTGTTTGATAACCTTAGTTTTGATACCAGTATCTTTTAACATCTCAGCGGCAGCATCAGAGTAGCTTTTATCCTCCATTAGTTTAAGTTTGTTATCACCAATAGAATCACGTTGATTAAACAATTCATCTAGTTTGGCATTTGCCTGTCCTAGATCTCCTTCACTGCCTGTAAGTTTATTTATATCATTATGCAGAGTTTTGATGGCTTTTTGCAATCTTTCGATAGTAGTATTATTGGTGTGAATATCTTGTTGCTTTGATCTAATATTACCAAGAGTTTCGTTTACATCTTCCAAACTACTAACAACACTATCTGATTCGGTAGCTACATCATCAAGTGCTTCTTTTAGTTTTACTGCTTTGGCCTTTGCCTCTTTAATTTTACGATCTCTAAGTTCATCACCAATCTCTTGTTCACAGGTAGGACACTCTGCATTATCTTCATAGAACTTAGCATCCTTTACTGTAGTCTTAACCTGTTGCTCAAACTGATGACGGTAGTTTAGAAGTGTCTGCTTCTTATCATTAAGCTTATTGACTAGGGATTCTGCCTCGCTATTGTGTTCATCAATATAGTCTGATGCTTGCTTACACGCGGCTTGGAGGGCTTGGATTTCTGACTCATGTTGTTCAATATCTGCTCTTTTGGCATCCACTTGACCTGTATTGATTTCTGTAATTTCCCTGATATACTTTCTTTGTAGATCGATTTTCTCACGAGTGAGCTCCAAGTTATAGTTGGCATCTTTTATCTCCTCTTTGAGTTTACCAAGTTTGTCCTTCAATATGTTATTCATCTTTGAAAAGATATTGATGTCCAATAGATCCTCAATCACCTCTCGTCTATGCCCAGCATTTAGTTGCATAAATGGAATAAAGGAAGAAGAGCCGAGCACGACGATCTGGTGAAAGGATTTATGGTTTAGTTTTAAGATATTTTGTTCAAGGAACTTTTGATAATCACGTGCGTTTGATGACTGGTTAATCATGTTACCGTTTTGCCAGATCTCAAATTTACCTGGATTGATACCACGAATGATCTTAAACTCATGTTGACCAACATCAAACTCTACTTCAACCATAGCATGTTTTTTGTTAATACTGTTAACAAGCTGATTTTTACTAATAGACCTATGTGGTTTACCAAACAGACCAAATGACAAAGCATCAAGCATAGTAGATTTGCCCGATCCATTTTGTCCTACAACCAATGTAGAAGGAGATCGATCTAGCTCAATCTTAGTTTCATTATTACCAGTGGATAGAAAGTTTCTCCATTTTACTGACTTAAACTTAATCATAGGACCTCACTATTCTGTGCTTCCACATATAAACTTCTCATCAAACCTTTCATCCTTTCTTTGTCTAGGTCTGTTTCGACCGCATCAACATATGAGTCAAGCAACTCAGTAGTATCTTCTACTGAAATGCTTTCATCTACAACATTGGTACCGACAAACTCATCGAAAGTCTCTGCAATCTTAAGTTCATGGACATCCGTCTGTTGGATACGATCAATAAGCCGATCAAACATAAAATGATCAGTCTTGTTGACAACTACCACTTTGACGAATTTGTCAATCAGTTCCGCTGTATCATATCTATTATAATCTATTTTCTCATCATTGTAAAACACTTTTTTGAATATTGTGTAGTTACATCGAACCGGTGTAAGTTCCCGAGTCTCAGTATCTATGATGTGAAAGTATTTAGGGTCTCCAGCATCAGCCCAAGTAAACTCGAACTGTGAACCTAGATAGTGGATATTGTCTTGGTTTGATTTAGTATGAAAGTGACCACTCATTACAAGTTCAAAGCGCTTGAATATGTCTCTTGTCATACCATGTGTATTGGTTACACCACGCATCATTTCAAAGCCTTGAAGTTCCAAATGAGCACCAACCCACTGAGCATCACAGTTTTGTAGAAACTTAATAGACTCAGCATAGTTTTCATTATTGATCCAAGGTACACATGCAATCTTCAATCCATCATAATCTTGGACTTTAGGCTGCATCATAATGTTAACGTTTGATGTGTAGTAACCAAGTAGCTCTTTAAGTGAGCATAGGTCATTCGTATTCTTAAAGAACACGTCATGGTTACCAGGAATGATGTCCATAGTGATACCCATTTCTCTCATAGGCTCAAGGAACATCTTTCTGTTCTGATTTTGTGATTTGAAGTTGATAAACTTACGATGGTCATAGTAATCACCCAGATGCAAGATCTGTGTAATACCATGTTCCTTTAGATATGGGAAGAATTGTTCTTCATAAAATCTCCTTTGATATTCTAAAAAAATGTCTGAGCTATTTCTGATACCTGCATGGGTATCATTCAAGACCGCTAGTTTCATGTAAATTAGGCTCCCATGAAGAGTTCCAGTGCCTTCGGCTTACTTGGTTTACTCTTTTTCTTTTCCTCTTTAGCAAACTCTTTGAGTGTTGCATCATTCTGTCTTACCACCGAGATTCGATCCTTGAGTTGATCTACAAATGCTCTGGTAGTCGAATCTGATACTGAACCTTCACTATCTAGTTGTGTGACAAAGTCTTCAATACCAGCCTTTTCTATATATTTGAATTTGATGTCTTGCTGTTTCTTCTCTTTTGCCAACCTTCTAAGAAATGCATAGTAGCAAATCTGTGTGAAGTACGCAAAAGCATTTGGGTTTCCTGTTCTTGTCTGTGCATCAATATTGTAATTAGTAATAGCCTTGAGGCAGTTCTCTACAGCATCCATGACCATTTCTTCGCGATATGTGTAACGAATAAAATTGGCTTTGTGAGACAAACCCTGCGCAATCTTCAAAAAGCATTGTGCAATATAGTCTGGTACTACTGGTAGGTCCTTACCTTCGGCTTCTGCCGCTTTCACAGTTTTAACGTAATCAACAACTGACTGTGAAAATTGCTTGTTGTTGACGTAATGTGGTTTTTGTTTAGGTTTCATCCTCATTATCCTTTTTCCGTAAGTGTGGCCAATCGTTTGTTGTCCAAGAGTAGATTAAATTGTCAACCTTGATGTTGTTGGTTTCCAATGATCCCTTATGTAGTTTAAGATAAGAGATTCTATCTTGGTCGTTGGTTAAAACTTGGAAGTTATCATAGTGTGTGTATTTATCCATAAGTTCTCCTTTTTCCATTATGATATTATTATATCACAACGTATTGATCTTGTAAAGGAAAAAAATATTGATTTCATTGAAAAAAACAGTTTACAAAAGCCCAAAAGTATGTTATAATAATAGAGTAGGTTGAGAGAGGGGGGTATACCTTTAGTGATACCAATTCTTCTTTACTAGCTGATCCACAAAGTCTTCTACCTGGTCGTCCGTCACTAACTCTTCTTCAGGGTCTTCTAACTGATTTCTATCATACTGTTCTCTGATTTCAAGGGACATACGAATATATCTTTCTTTAATCTCATCTTCAGCAAACGCAGTCGAAACAATATGAAGTTCATTTAAGATAACTGGCCCTCTAGTCTTACCCAACGGCTGCCAATCACTAAAAGCAAAAGCATGGCTGCCTTTACCAACTCTTTTATGAACCTGCAATGGAGACTCTAAACTTAGAAAACCATTTTCATCTTTAGACACAAGAGAGATAACTTCCTCGCCTGAGGTTAGTTTGAATACTCTGATGTCTATGTCATCTAAGTTGTAGGTCATGGTAGTGGTATCTCTATTATATTAAATTTGAACCTTTCTTTACTATATATCTTTATCCTTTCCGCCGCATGTTGGAGAGTATAGTTTTTAGCCGATTTCCAATGGAGATCATCGGCAATATCGTATAGTGTTGTATCCTTTCCATCATCTGATTTACGTAGTCCACGCCCAATTGACTGTAGAACTTTAATCTGACTTTTCGAGGGAGAAGCGAAAACAATATTATGCAAATTACGAATATTGACTCCGGTACTAAAAGTTCCGAGACTAGCCACGATGATTGCATTCTTTTGTTCCTCCGTAATCTTCCGTACGTGCTCACGCGTGTCTGTGTCCGTTTCGCCTGACACGTAGAATATCTTTCTTCTTTTGTGCGCTTTCTTCAGTATAAGATCATAAAGTGGTTTACCATGTTTCTCTACATACTGAAAGAGAACGAGTGTGTTTCCGTCTTGATCCAAAGCTAGATTGGCAATGAAATTATTGCGGTTCTCGTATCTAACTATCCAATCGATCTCATCTTGGTACTTATATTTCACAACATCTCGGCAGTATTCGTCCTTGTATTTCAGCAATAATACCTTTATGTCTAATTGAGCAAGCTGTTTCTTGTCCATCAGATCCTTTGTTGTAGTAACATAGTATGCCGGTCCAAACAATCCTTCAAGGACAAGCTTATGTGTTTGAGTACCGTCTAATGTACCAGTAGTTCCAAATCTATATTCAGCATCTCGCATTTTGGTGAGAATAGATGTAAGTGACTTGGCTTTAAAGTTGTGTGCCTCATCACCAAAGACACATCCAAATTGCTCAAACCATTTGCCAGGAAGTTTGTAAATTGATTGCCATGTTGAAATAATAACTCTTGGCATCTCACTTTTCTTCGGCATGCCAGAATAGATTCTTTGATAATCATCAATATTGAATATGTCGTCTTCTTTACCATAAGCCGCAAAGTCAGAATACATTTGTTCTACCAATGATGTTGTTGGTACGATAATCAAAGCTTTCTTGGTATTATTCATAAGATACCATTGAAGTAGCATGTATATGATAAGTGACTTACCAGAGGCTGTAGGCGATATCAACATTCCTCTTTTATTAGTCAAAGCATATTCTACCGCACGCAATTGGTAATCTCTTGGCTTAATGGATTCACCTTTATTATCGGTAAGTGTAAGAGCATTTACAAAGTTCATATTTGGATCTATCTTTTCATCAACATATCCATAATATGCATCATGCTCTAGTTCTAGTTCATAATCACGGCCTTCGGCATTTGCAAACTCTCTTACGTATGCAAACAATCCTGCATAAAGCTCTCTAGTCTGTGAATTGTATAACCTGATCTTTCCATCCCATACTTTGTTTTTGTATGCTGGCATAAACTTATAGCCAGGTACATAAAACGTAAAGAAGTCTGTAAGCTCATTCAACACCGAAGGCTCGGAATCAACAAGCATCATGGCATGGTTCTTTTTCTTCACCGTGATTTTAGTTGGCATTACACGCCTGAAGTAAACTTCCGCCACTCAATCATGTTCTTAATAGACTGATGGCGCCACTTAATGGTATCAATAATCTCTTTGAGGGTTTCATTCATATTGTTCAAATACTCAATCTTTGCTTGAGCCTCCTGTATCTCTTTATCGGAATCATAATAGTAGTCCATCTCGCCTTTGAGAATCTTTAAACCATTGAGTGGGTCATAATCCCATCCTTTGGCTGCAATTTCTTCTTGAGACATCTTTCCATTATACCAAAGCCACTTATCTTTGAGTAGTACTTTAAACTCAAGCTCTTTTCGCTTAAGTTGTAGTTTGGTCATGGAATAGATTTCTAGATATTTTGAATGCAATTTAGCATTCTGGATAGTTGCTGCGTCCAAATTGTTTTCATCAATTTGACAGTCTTTCTTCCACATTTCAAATATTTCATCAAGCTTAATCATAATATCGCCTTTCAATTATATAGAATTATTTATACACCTTTCTG